CACCACCGACAAGACAATATTGGAAAAGTATGGATTCAGAATTCTTAACACAGCCAGATCAAACCCCTTGGTTAGTGACACTGATAATAGTAGTAATGCTTTTATTAGTCAAGGCAGGTTGGTAATAGCCCACACTGAAACACGGTTGTTGGACGCATTAGAAACCTATCACTACGAAGATGGATCAAGAAAGAAGTTGGTCAAATACACTGATGCCAAATACGCACACATCGACGGCCTGGGTGATTGCGTAAGATATGGCATACACTATCTATTCCCAATGACACACGAACAGCCCACACTACCGCAGTATATGGACAGCACTGAATACTTCCAGGCCGAACCCGGTGCGGATTATATGCGTGATCCCGCAGTGATCAACACCATTGACGGTGTGCCCACCGTGGATAGCCTAATACGCAGAGTTCAACAAGAACAAGAGGCCGAATATTGGTCATAAGATTGGCTATATATCCCAATCTGCGTAAATAGTCTATGCCGAGTATAAACTCAAGGAAAACACCGTGACACTGACCGTAAGACAACTCACAGCACCCAGTCACCTGATGCAAACTATAAATGCCCAGATGCAAAGTTATCGCAATGGCTACGAGGGTGGGCCTGCCTTCAAGAATATGACCTTGATCAAGCGTCCCAGTGAAGATGCTGCCTTGTTCAGAGACAAACTCCTGAATGTGGCAGTGATGCCTATCTGTAAGGCCATTGTGGACGAAATCGTAGATGTGGTCTACGAAGAAGAACCCACACGCCACCCTGCCTTCTTGAGCAAGAACAATGTGGTGTTGGATATTCCAGCCTGGTATGAGGACTTCGTCCTCAACGCTGATCTCAATGGCAACAGTTTGACCGCAGTGATGGAACAGGCCTGTTCAATGGCCGGTGTTGAGGGATGGTCGTGGGTGTTTGTGGATCTACCCGCTGAAGTGGCCAAGAACAATCGTCCATATCTATCAACCTGCTCAGCCGAACGTGTGATTGACTGGCGTGTATGGACTGAATATGGCCGTGATTATCTGGAATATCTCAAGGTCATAGAATATCAAGATGCTGACTGCACCATCTACAAGGTGTGGTATGCTGGCGATGCCCGGAATCCCACCTACTGTGAAAAGTATGTGCTCAAAGAAGAACAAATGGTCAATGATGAAGCCATTGTTGAAGCCGTGGAGACTTATGTATTACCCCAGGGCTTGCCTATTCCAGCGATTCAAGTTATTGCCAGACCTGATCAACGCAGAGCCGACCTTGGTGTCAGTGATCTACAAGAAGCCGTGGATGCTCAACGTGAAATGTTCAAACTGGAATGCGAGGCCTATGATTCAATCAGGTTTTCCAAGCCTATGATTCGTGCGGCCGCTGGTGTGCGTGTGCCTGCCGGTGGTGGTGGTATTGTGCGTGCTGACAAAGATCAAATGGAAGTGTTCAACATTCCCACTCAGGACATCGCAGAGATTCGTGCTCAACAAGAAAGTATCATCAGTCGCTTGGATGGATTCCTGGGTCGTGGCAGTATGCGTGTTCAACGCACTCAGGTTCAGTCAGGCATATCAATCATAGAGGAACGCCGTGCCCTACACCGCAAAGCCAGTCAGCGTGCCCGCCGTATGGAAGCCGTTGAAAAAGACATACTCCGACTGGCCTGCTCGTTTATGGACATCCGCTGGGTGGGAGACATTGAATATACCACGGACTACGAAGACAAGGACCTACAGTTCAGAATGGCCCTGCTTCAAACCGCAAGCCAACTCAGCGGCACCAACCCTGTGGTCCAAAGCATCATCGACCGAGAAGTGGTCAAGATGATCACCCCACCCGATGAGACTGCTGAATACCTGGCCCGGATAGGTTCAGACATAGCAGAGCCACAAACCAATACCACAGACTGGATGACTGGTGATAACCAAGATCAACTGGTCAGAGAAAAGAATTCAGATGATGTCTACAACAGCGAAATCCGAGATGTGGGCGTGACCACCAATGACCCTCTCGCCAGACAACTGGTTATGTTGGGTGTAGGTAGATAATATTTTTCGAGGATCAGCGTCCCTCGTTAAAGACGCCACTGGGCTAGATGCCCTTAAACTCTAAAGGAAATATGATGGACAAAACATCAAACGCGGTGACCCCGAACAGTCAAACCAGTAATAACCTATACGATACGCAAGGTGCTGAACACACTCCTGCCCCCACAAACGACTTGCCCAACCTTGGTGCTATTCGTAAGTCAGGACAACAGGAAGTTCTTCAAGCACTCAGCAAGGTGGCCGGAGTGGATTTTTCTAAACCCAAAGAAGCCGTTAAGTTCGTAGAAAGTCTATTACAAAACAACGCTGGCAGCGAACAGCCCAAAGAAGCGAAATCTGGTAAGGTGTCAGGTGAACTGGCGGAACTACGAAGCATGATCCAAGGCCTACAAGGTCAACTGGAACAAAAAGATCGTAGCGTACGACAAGCCACCCTACAAAGCCAAATCAAGGAAACTGCTATTCGCAGTGGATTTGATCCAGATATGTTGGATATCGCCACCAATCTATTTGAATCCAATATAGATTATGATGATTCTGGCAACTTCTATGTAAAAGGAGCCAATGGTACCAAGTTGGATAAGAATGGAAATCCTTATACTCTTGAACTCTTGGCACAGGACATTTTGAGAAGTCGTCCTAAACTAGCCGCAGATACAGGCCGCAGTGGAACAGGATCCAGGTTTGGCCAAGGTGTTCAACGCAGTCCTGATGAGATTCCAGATGCTTCCACCGACCTAGAAGGTTGGAAGAAGTGGAAAGAACAGCAGGGTATCGGTGGTAAGAACTTAAAAGGACTTTCTGTCTCATTTAACAAGCCTATAGTATAACATTAAAGGAAAAACAAAATGGCATATTTTATCGGCGGCTCTTCTGGCGAATCCAATGCGTTTGAAAAAACAATCCAGAACTCCGCAATACAGGTTCTACACGAATCACAAGGTCTGGTCAATATGACCAATGTGGTAATGCCCACACAGGGTTAGTAATATTGCTCTGTATAAACCCACTCTGATTGACTTGGACGCCCTGAAGAGGGTTACAAGGGGCAAGCAAATAGCAATATTGGGCAGCCTGAACGACTAAGTGAGAGGGACACTGAGAAGTGTAAGCGATAGTCTGAACTACCATATAACCAAAGAAGTGGTAGAGAAGAATCCGAAGAGGTTCTTCCACTGGTAGAAATACCAGGAGTAACAAATTGAATACCTACAAGGTGCCACACATGGCTCCAATCAGTTATGGTGATTATGTTGATCAAAATACGAATCCAACATATTCAACACAAACTAGCATCGAGCAAACTGCTCAGATTACTGCCAAAGAAGTTGTGGCTACTCCCGCAGTGGCTCAAACTGCTTTCAGTAAGTTCTTGGGATGGACAACTGCTTTCGACCTAGCCGCAAATCTAGGAACAGAGTTGGGTCTATCATTCGCTGAAAAAGTTGATCAACGTGTGACTTCAGCCTTTGTTGGTGCTCCATCAACATCAGGTTTGAATCCTGGCGACACAAGCCTAGCAGGTTTTGCCAACACACAAACAGTTGCTTATTACAGTGTTTCTAACAGCCCAGTCACAGACGGATACAACCGTGTTCAAGCCATGGCTGCTCAAACTCTATTGACTGCTGGTTCTACTGCCACAATCAACAAGCCACTATTGACTTCTGTGACAGTTTCAGGATTGGTGCGTAATATCATCAAGTCCTGGAGAGAGGCTCGTAATCCTGGTCGTCCAACTATTATTCTTGGACCCAATGAAGAGCAACGCCTATTAGGTGAGTTGACTGGTGGTGCTGTTTATGCTCCAGGCAGTCAAGCCGGTGTTACATCAATCAACGCTGGATTGACAGCCTTGGGTGATGAACTTCTAGCCACTGGTATGTTGCGTAATCTCTATGGATGTACTGTTGTGTTCACAACTTGGTTACAGACTTCAGTGGCTAATCGTTATATCGATACTGTCAGTGGAACTGCTAGCAGTGTGGGTGCTGCCATCGGACCCCAGGCTATCACTACCGTGATGGTCAAAGGCCTGGACATATCCATGGGCGACAAGGACGGAGGTCTCCAAACCTGGATCACAGGTCTTGGCTACTTTGGTTCAGGTGTTACAAGTCAGGCTCGCGGCTTGGCCATCAACATTCAATAAAGCCCTGGGGTCAACCTCAACCATTGACCCCTATTCAGGAGAACTTATATGGCACTAACCAGTTTTTTAACCTACACTGACGCAAGTCTACAATACGGTGGATTAAACAAAGTTTCAAACGCTACACCAGCCGATGTGACTTTCTATGATCGTGCCGCTTATCGTAGAATGGAGCAGATGTTTGGCAACAACACCGCACTGTATCCAGATGGTCAAGATGGTGAGTTGACATATGTTCTTTTTCCCAAGGCCTGTATCGAACTGCTGAACTTGTTTGAGTTTGGGTGGTGGCCCTTGTATGTGGAACGCACTCTTGGTGCTTTCTATTATCAACAAAGCCAACGCACCGGTCAAACAGTCACAGCGTTCTATCCTGGCAAACTGGTCAAGCAGAATCAAACATTGATTCAACTGGAAGTCTATAAAACAGTGGAAATATTTTATTCAACACTGGTAACGGACAACAGTAATATCAATGAAAAAGACGCTGCCAACTACCAGTTCGCCCGTAAGAGGTTCGAGGAAGAATGGGAAAAGGCCATCCAAGAAAGTTATTTCTATGATCTAAAGAGTCTAGGTGAGATCGGCACATACCAGCAAGCCTGGTTGAGCGATGTCAACTTCTTTGAAGGTGACAGGAGATACTTCTAATGCCTACATTCACTCTTGCCCAGGTTCAGAACACGCTGTCAAACTATTTGGCAGTGACGACTGGCACTGAATACCTCGAAGTGTTTCTTGAGTTTCCCAGCAATGAGAACAAGATATCTGAAGGTGTTTATGCGGCAAGAGCCTATCAAGGCGACAGGATGAAAAATGCCAATGGCATCACCACCGGAGGTCACGTCTATACAATAAAAGATAGGCTGGAAATGTATGTGATAACTCAACAGGTCAACCCTTATGTGGAAGGCCTGTTGAATATATTCGCTGTGTTTCTAGATGATCCTATATTCTCAGACTACTTCCTGCGTGAACAGACCGTTGAACAGCAGTATGTAAAAAACTCGGAGCGATATCGTATCATATTTGATCTCTCCCGATTACAAGTAATATAACAAGGAAAAAGAAATGGCAAACATCAACGTATCAGCACAAGCGGATTTCGTTCAGTTATACATTTCAACTACCACCAATGTCAACACCAGCAGTGTGATCACCAGTACTTCTACTGGCGTGCTACTAATACCAGCACTCCAAGATGTAACAGTGACCAACAACAACGGTGTTTTCAGATGGAAGCAGTTGGATGAACTAGGACAAAAAGTCGCCGTAACACCAGCAACCAACAGTATCAACCTAACACTAGTGTTGGATACCAATGCGTTCTATGGCACTACTGGGGCATTGCCTTCAAGTGGAGCCACAGCCGTACAAACAGGCTTGTTCAACCTCAGCAATGAAAAGACTAGAGTCTATTTCAAAATGTATTGGGGTGGCACTGGCAACACTGAATCAGTATATGGTTCAGCGTTCTTGTCAGGTCTAGCACCCAAGGTTACTCCAGACCAACCAGTTTGGATCAGCCCATTGGTTCTAGAGGTCGATGGTCGTTACACCGTGTCAGCAACCTAAACAGTAAACTGACCGTAGCAAGGGGATATCTAACAGGTATCCCCTTGTCTTATGTAAATACTCAGGAGGACTTGAGGATGAGATTTGAAGATTACACAGTAGAAGAATTAATCCTTAGCCTTGAAGGCGAAGTGGCCAAGACCATCTCAGAGATGCGTCATGCCCAAGCGGATTTAGACAGAGCCGAGAACCGTCAAAAGTTTATATTGGCCTTGCTACATCACATCAAACAACGATATGGAGATTAAACATGAAATTACGAGACCTAGCAAAAACACCCGAACTGATCCGGATCACAATAGATGACGAGGAGATCGTTGCGGAATATGGAGAAGCCCTAGAATTCTGGGCCTATGACCGTCAACCTATGGAAAAGTTCTTGAAGTTGGCCTCAGGCGATACTCAAGATTTTGCCAGTATGGCTATGGTGCTCAAAGATATGATTTTAACTGAATCAGGCGAACCAGTAATCGCAGATGGTCAAATCCTACCCTCAAAAGTAATGGTGGCCGCGTTTTCTAGATTGGCTGCTCAGTTGGGAAAGTAACAGGGGGAGATTTTACTGAAAATAGTCCAGAGGTCTACACCGCAGTCACACTAGATAGATTGGGTGAGAGATATGGTTTATTGCCCAGTGAAGTCCTGGCTCGGGCCTCAACCCTGGACATAGCGGTCATGGATGTCAGCATCAGTTATGAACAAATGATGAGAGATCGTGCCGCAGGTAAGGCTCCTAAAATGGCGGAAGTAGACATGATGGCAATATTAAAACGGGCAAAGGGGATATAACATGGCTGGTGGTGTAGATGTAAAAATAGATCGTACCAAGTTGACTGCCAAGATCACTGATCTTCGAAAGGTCACTGATCAAGCCATGCCTCAGGTCTATGAGTTTTTTGTTCGTGAAACTCCTATTGCTCAAGGTGGTGGTAATGCCCGTGAGCACACAGTATATCACGCCAACCGAATCATAGCAGATTATCCTTATGCCGCAGTGCTGGATGCTGGCCGTGGATATAGAGATGGACAAATGAGGGGCAGTGAGCAAGCCCCGCATGGTATGACTGAACCCACCCGTGAGTTCGCTCAAAAACTCATACCACAACTGATTAAGAAACTTGGGAGCAAATAATGGCTGACATAAGCATAACACTAACGCTGGATGACTCGCAGTATCAAGCCACCTTAAAGAAAGTCGATACCAACACACAGACTCTTGGTGCCAACATCACCAAGACCATGGCAGCCAGCACTGACAATGTCAAAAAACTCACCAGTAGTTTTGAAGATCTAGGACGTCAAGTTGGTCGCATCACTGATGGTCTCACAGGCATAGCCACTGCCTTGGTGGGTGCTAGTATGGTAGGATTCATCAAGAATGCCATTGAAGGAGCATCAGCCACAGAGCGTATGGCCGAGGCCTTAGGAGTCACCACTGCCAAGTTTATGGAACTCAGTCAAGGTGCCATAGCCGCTGGCAAAGACACAGATGCCATGGCTAGAATGATGTTGCGTTTGGAAGCCACTGCTCAACAGGCCAATGATGGTAATCTAAGACTGCGTAACAGTTATGCTCAACTGGGCATCAGCATGGATTTCCTAAAGACTCATAGTCCTGATCAGGTTATGTTGGCTGTGGCTCAGGCTCTTACACAGGTTGAAAGTTCAGGCAAGCGAGCAGAACTCATTATGGCCCTATTGAATCGTGATGCCAAGACCTTTGATTTAGAAGCATTCTTAAAAGGTGCCAGAGAAGCCGCAGGACAAATGGATGGTTTCGCACAGAGCAACGCTGATGCCGCCAGAGCATTCAGAGAAACTGCCGCAGGTCTACAGCAGTTAAAAAATAATATATTGGACCTATTGGATCCAATAACCAAACTCATCGGCGATAACAGTCGTGGTTTATTAGGCAGTCGAGAAGCGGCTCATGCTTTCTTGTCAGTATTAGAAGTAGGTGGTTTGGTGGCATTTACCGCTGCCATTATTAAAATAGGTGGAGCGGTATCGGGTATTATTCCTATTATAGCAGAAATGGCCCTTGCTGTAGCAGGAGTAGTGGCATTTTTGGGTGCCGCCAGTGGGCTTGGAGGCATAGGTAGTTTTCTAATCGGCTTGGCACGATTGGCTGCCATGTTTGAAATACTAAAGCCATCATTTGATTGGTTGGCTGGCAAACTTCAAGAACTCGCTGAAAAATATTTTCCTGGATTACGTCGTGCTGTTGATACTTTGGGAGATAGTCTAGGACTAAAACGATTAGGCAGTCAAATCGATGAAGTTGATGCCAAACTGGCCGAACATCAAAGATTAGAAAAGGCCTACGAGGATTGGAAAAAATCTATAGCCAACGCAGGCAGTTCAGGTACCACCAGTGGACCCGCATTAAATCCACAACTGGAACAAACCAATGCCTTAAAAGAACAGTTTGCTCTATTACAATACAATAATCAAACAGTAGAAAAAAGATTGGCTCTGGAAATACAGTTGGCAGGGGCCAGTGCTGAAACAGCCAAATCCGCATTGGCTGATTTTGATGCTCAAAGAAAAGCCGGAGCAGAACAACTGCGTATTGGTGGTGAAATAAGAACTCTAGAAATAGGTCGTGCCAACAGTGTTGAACCTGAAAAATATACTGCCAGGATCAACTTATTGCGTCAAGAATTAGAAGTTCTCAAACAACACAACAGTATCATAGGTGCGGAAACTGCTGAATTAGAAAGAGCCAGAGAGTTGGTGGCACAACGCAAGATCTACAGAGATCAAGAACTCAAGATAGCCACACAAGTACGAGACATAGAAACATCAATTAATGAGTTGACCATGACTGCCGATGAACAAAAGTTGGCCAACATACAAAAACTCATTGACAAAGATACCGAAGAAATTGCTAAAAAAGAAGAAGCACTCAGCAAAGAAAAACTGGGCCTACAAGAAATAGCCGCTATAAGAAGTCAAGTGGCCGCGGCCTATCAACCACAGATTGACAAACAAAATGAGTTGAATACCACTGCTAGAAACTTCAACACAGGATTTACCAGTGCTTGGAAAAACTATGTGGACACGGCCACCAATGCGGCCACACAGGCTCGAGATATGTTCAATGCTGTGGTCAATGATATGGGTAGTGCGTTGGACAAATTTGCCAAAACAGGTAAACTGAACTTTGGTGATTTGACTCGCAGTATCATTGGAGACCTATTAAGCATTCAACTCAAGGCCGCGTTTGGCAATGTGATGGGTGCCGCAGGTGCCGCCACTGGATTCACATTCACAGGCTTGCTCAGCAGTTTGGGCAACTTCTTTGGAGGCAAGGCCACTGGTGGAGATATTCCTGCTGGAGGATTTGCCTTGGTGGGTGAGAATGGACCTGAGTTGGTTCAAGGGCCTGCCAGTGTGACCACCAACCGAGATACTGGTGGAGCTATGTCAGGCACCACCAATCATTACTATAATATTCAAGCCGTTGATGCCAAATCAGTGGCACAACTATTCTACGAAAACCGTATGACCCTCTTTGGTATGTCAGAACAGGCTCGTAGAGAACTACCAATGAGGGCAAGATAATGGGCTTACAAACAATAATCAACATGGCTGAAACCATTGAAATAGATCGTCGTCGTGTGATGGGCGTACAATACAGCCGCAGTGAAATCGCAAGAATCACTGAAACTGCCACACGGAATCCCTGGAGATTCACTGTGACTGTTCCTGCTATGTTGGCCTATGACGAATATCGCAGTCTTATGGAAGACATTGATAGATTGGATCGTAGATATCCTGAAGTCGTCAGTTTCTCAACTGCCACACAGGCCAGTTCAGGCTTGAGTTATATGTTTGCTTATCAAGGTCAACTATCACAGACTCAACTAGATGCTATCACTGTGGCTTCGTGGACAGGTACCAATCTAGTGTTGAATAATGTACCTGTGTCCAGCACTGGCACAGTGGCATTCCGCAAAGGTGATTTTATTCAGGTCGCTGGCTTGCCTTATCCTGTGACCACACAATATGATGTGCCTTGTCAGACCACATCAACTGTGTCAGTGACCACACATAGACCCAGTTTCTTGGGCACTGCCACCACGGGTCAAAATATCTTGGTTGGCAACGCAGTAGAGTTCAAGATGTTTGTCAACAATATGCCCACTTATCGAATCACCGCAGGAGGTTCAACTGCGTTGGTCACTTGGTCTGGACCTTTTCAGTTCTATGAATACACCGGAGATGTCTAATGAGTGATTTTACTCCTGCTATAAACACTGCCCTAAACAGCAGTTATATTCGTGATGCTGAGTTTATTAGATTGACCATAACCAATCCCAGTTACGTCAACACAGCCACCATGACACTGACCACTGGAACTTCTACTGTTTACAGTATGTCAACCAGTTTCCAAGATGAGATCATCACAGACTTGGCGGGGTATGCCACCACTGCCACTGGCAAGTTCACAGCCTTGGGCGGCCTGGTCAATGTATCAGGACATCAGCGAGATCTCAGTGCCACCAGTTATGACACACAGATAACCTTGGTAGGCATTGATCCCAATGCCATCAGCCGGGTGTTGGAGATTGGTTATAATCCACAGACTGGCACTTATCACGCAGGCATCAAAGGTGCCCGCATACAAATATGGAGAGGATTTTACGATGCTGCTTATACTCTCATTGATACTCCTCAACTGCGTTATACTGGTATCGTTACTTCATACCACATCTCAGAAGAGCGACAACAAGAACTCGACGCATTCACCTTGAGTCTCAACTGCTCTAGTTTTAAGACCGTACTAGAAAATAGATTTGCCGGTCGTCATACCAATGGTTATAGTTGGAACACTTATAATGGCGTCAATCAACTGCCTGTGATAGATCCTGCCACAGGCCTGGCCAGTAATGCCGACTATGACACAGGTATGGATCGTGTTCAAGCCATACATGACACCACATTTAACTTTGGATTACCACTATGAAGATAGATCAAGCCGGGGTGGCTGACAGAGAAGAAATATTTGCTATGTTGAGAGAATATCAACAGGCCAGTCCACTATTGGCACACAAAACTGTCAACGAAGAAACTGCCATTCGTATGGTGGATCTTATCCTACACCGACACAATGGTATCATATTATTGAGTCGTGACAATGACAAGATCACCGGAATGATTGTGGCCTTGTTCACAATGAATCTTTGGGATACCAGCATAAGATATATGGCTGAGTTGGCCTATTGGGTAAGACCTGAACATCGTGGTTCCAGTGCGGCCTATAGATTGATTCGCAAATACAAAGAAATCGGCGACTTGTTGATACAACAACGAGAAATAGAATATTACACAATATCAAAAATGGTCAACAGTCCTGATCTCAACTATGAGAAGTTTGGATTCAAACCTTTGGAAGGAACCTGGATATGCCAAGCAGTTTAATATTAGCCGCCATCTATGGCAGTGAGTTTGAGGCCGCCGCCGCACTGGGCAGTTTTGGATTTGCTGCCGCTAGTTTTGCCCTGCGTTTGGTCACCACCTATGCCATTGCCAGCCTATTGTATAAGAATCCGCAACAACAACAGTTGGGCACGGAGATACAACTAGGGCCAGCCACCGACAACAAACTCAATGTGGTCTATGGTGAACGCTATGCCAAACCCATAGTCACTGATGCCATTATCAGCACTGATCAAAAGACCATGTGGTATGTGTTGACCATCAGTGAAGCACCCACCTATGGAGAGTTCAGCATAGGTGAAGTTTATTATGATGGCAAACTCTTGATCTTTGATCCCGCAAATCCATCAGAGATCACAGGCTGGTATACACAGCCCAAGAAACACTCCAAGGTTGGTGGTACATACAATACCAAGGCCGCAGGCAAACTGTCAATGTGGTTCTACAAGAATGGCAGTCTAGTCACAGGCACCGCACATCAAACCTACACAATGACCAGTGGCGACAGCAACGCAGACATTGCTTCAACTTCAACTGGCTATACTACTCAAGATGCGATATCAGTGCTACAAGACAGTGCCATACCTCAAGAAACTCGTTGGGCCTATGCCAATACTGCCACTGTATCTACCAGCACCAATGCGATTGAAGATGTCAATATTGGTGATACCGTGGTTGTGGTAGATAGTGTGGACAACATACAATATCGATCAGAAATAACCAATCACACAGACATATTTGGTGTGGGCAACTATGTGATATCAGTGGACTCTGACAATAATGTGTTGACCCTGGCCTCGCCGGCTGTGGGTTCATTGACAGCCAGTTTTGGTTTAAATTTGACTCTCCCAGCCACTGCGGGTAATCTTATGACTGGTGCCACCTTTGCCATCATACGACTACAATATGATCAAAACGCTGGTATCTATGGCCTGGGTGGTATGGACATCAAACTAAGTAATCCGCAGACTCAACTGCCAGGCTATGCCATCTATGATTATTTGACCAACAAGACCTATGGATGCGGTGTGGATCCTGCCAATGTCAATGTGGCCAGTCTACAGGCCTTGGATGCGATATCCACACAGACTCTGAGTATTGTGGACACCGATGGCAACGCAGTCACCAATTCCTTTACCTATCAGGTCAATGGCATAGTGGACACCACACAGGATTGCTTGACCAATCTCAATAATCTAACCGATGCTTGTGATTCGTGGATTCAATGGGATGAACGCCTGGGCCAATGGGGTGTTATTATGAATATCAGCCTGGAACAGGCCGGAGGTTCAACTGCCACTATGCGTGTGATCACATCGGATCATATCATCGGGGGTATCAACCTTACTCCCACAGATCTCAAAACTTCTGGCAACAAGATCACAGTGGGATTCCCCAACAAGGACATCATCAACCAAACTGATTATAGATATTATTTCTTGAAGAATGATAGACCTGAACTGATCAGTCCCAATGAACCTGACAACAACATAGATATCAATATGCCTTTTGTCACAGACAGCATACAAGCAACCTATTTGGGTTATCGTAAACTGTTTATGAGTCGTGAAGATGTTGTCATAAACTTCAGTATGGACTATTCAGGCATAGGCATCAATGCCGGAGAAATCATTGCTGTAAATCACGAATGGTATGGATGGGGACC